CCGCAAAATGCGGCGCAGGAATCGGTTTGTCAATGTCATTAAGCCCTTCGCCTTCAATCTGACCGAGGCTTCTGCCTCGACTATCGCGTGCCACGTTTTGCTCTGCTTGAAGGCGAATTTTGTTCGCTTCTTCCAGCGGTGCATCATGGTGAAAATGAGCCATTACTTCTTGGTACAAGTCCATAGGAATCTTGTACAGCAACATCTCATTACACGAGATAAAACCTTCATGCTCTCCAGCTTTTACACGGTTGTTTCGCATTTCAGGTAACTCATCCGCTTTCACGGGAACGTACCCAAGGCGAAGCCGTTTATCTATGCTGTCGTAACTGTTAGTTGTCGATAACCAGCAAACGTGCCATCCCTTCATATCAGGAACAGCGGGCAATGCACTTTGTGTCCATTCGTCTTTCCACATCTTGCGACGTTCATCCGACGATGCCATTTTTTCTTCTGGAGCCTCGCGAATCGTGTCGCGACTTCCGCGATTATCGCGGTCTCCAGCATTCAAATTTTTCTTTAAACGAGAATCCATTTTATTACTCCTTAACCGTTATTGTTGCGTGCTTCTAAGGCGTAGCGTCGAATCATCTTCGCTCGTTTCTCAGCGTCATCCCACATACCTGCATCTTTCATAGCTCTCACCTGTTCGGGTGACAAAGTAAATGAATTACTTCTGCCATTAGTTGATGCGGATTCGCGGCCTGAACTTGTCACTGCACTTCGTGGTTTAGAGCGCGGTCTCTCGTCTTCCTCTTCAGTATACCTGTGCGGTACAACTCTTTGCAAGCGCCTGTCAAGCTCTTCCCAATACTCAGCAGTTTTAGGGTCATAACCCTCTTCCGCTAGTATCGAATCCTCATTTAAAGCGCGACGTGAGTCAGGGTCTTTCCCATTTGGGTCGTACCAAGGATTATTTGCCATCCAGTTGTTTGCATGACGCTGTAGTTGGGGGTCTGGGGCTTGAATAGTGCGCTGTTTTTGTGGAGCAACAGCACGTTTCTTCAAATTCGCCAAAGCCTCCGCCTGACGGCGTGCCTCAAACCACATTTCCTGCGCAGAAGTCAGCAATTCACCGTTGCCAGTCGATGTGGCTTCAGCAATCTTCTGTTTTGCGAACAAAATGCGGTTATCTTGGTCTTCAATTGCCTTATCTAAGCGGGCAAGGTCACTTCCGTGAGACTTGCGCTCTAAAACGGACAATCTTTCGAGCAATTGCTGGTTTTGACGTTCCAAAAGGGTCAATTTGACGTCTTTTTCGGTCGAAACCTGCTTGTGATACTCCTTGCGACGCTGTCTTTTGAGGCGTTTTTGCTCTCTAAGAGCCTCTGCGTCCTCATCTACAGCACCACCGACCACCATTTCCTTCTGTCTGGCACGGTCATCGGCTTCATCGGAGTCTTCATCTTGCTGCGGCTCAGGAGAAGGGATGCTGGCAGGCAATTCAATGGTTGCCGAACCGTCTTTTTCTTCCTGAATGACGATTACGTCTGGGTCTTGTTCTGTACTCATACGAATGCCTTCACTTCAAGGGGGTTTCCAGTAATTTTGGCAATCACTTCGTGGTCGTTTAGCACCATGAACTCGACGTTTTCGTCTTCTCCATGTGGCACTAACCAGCGGTCACCAGTCCATTTAGGTACGCGAAGGAAATCACCCTCGTTGCACCATATGCCCTCAACCCAAGGCTCCATTGTGTCGCGTTTTTTGAACGCTAATGGCCCCATCGCAATCACTTTGGCGACGGGATTTTGCACCCGTTCAGTGTCGCGAGTCTCTTCAGGCAGGATAATCCCCGATTCGGTCATTCGTTTCTTGGCTTTGCGCAACTGTACTAATACTCTTGCACCAAGGGGAATCGCACCGGGGTCTACAAGAGGAAAGGCATCCTCTAAATCAGCGGCATTACCCGCTACCGTGCTATCAGTCATCTTCATCTTCTCTCATAAGGTGGTTAAGAATTTCAAGGGACGCTTGAAGTCCTAGATTTTCTCCGACTAGACGTTGGTATGCGTTGTAGTCTGGCGCATTTCCATGAGCCAAACCACCCGCAATCTCAGTCTGACGCGCTTTTACAGCGCTGATAAAGTCGGAAAGAATCTTCATGCGTTGGACTTATCCACACCCTTGTTTTGGGAGAAATTCCCGTGGTCGCTGTTAGCCTCTGGCATAGTCGCTGATGACTTCTCTTTTAATGATTCGCCTGTAATCCATGCGCCTGCTGCCATACGAGTCTTCTGGCGAACTTGCTCGGACTGTAGTTCTTTAACTTCTTTTTCCATGTCATGCTCCTAAGTTGCGTTGTGTGGACTGGTTAAGTTTGATTGCAGTATCTTCCTGCTCCTTACGCAGCTTGACCTCGTCCACGGTCAACTCTGCGGTCTTAATACGCTCTTGCGTCAAATTGTTTTCGGCGTTCATAGCCACCTTGGCATCCCTGTCTTGAGCCTTTTCTTGTTGTTCTGCTTGGAACTTCTGAGTATCGAGTGCCAGCTTTGCTTGGTCTGCGGCGGTACGGCGCTGAGTCTCTGCCATAGACGCTTGCAACACAGCCTGAGCCTCGCCTTCCATCGGTGGTGGTTGTGGCTTGAACTGTTGCATCAGTTGTCCTAACTGCTCTAGCGCAGGCAGAACGCCTTGGAATACCTGCTTGGTATCCAAACTGACGTGGTCTGACGCCACCGCAATAGCGCGGTCGATTTCTTTGGCAATCTTGCTGTCCTCGTACTTGCCCATCTTGACGTCACCAGCAGCCAAAACGTATCCCTGCACCTGTTGGGTGTACCAGAGCATCATGTGTTGCTTGATATGCTCTAGCGCTTGCGGGATGTATTTAGGCGCTATGAGGCGGTTTGAGCCTAGCATTGGGTCAAGCGCAAACGTCAGGTGCGTCTGGATGTGCGCGAGGTGGTCTTGACGTGGGTATGCAAAGGCTGGCTTACCTAATGCCATAGCGCTGTTCTCGTCTGCCGCATTCAACTCTGCGGGTTTACCCGTATTAGGCATTAACTCGTTGACGTTCGGAACCTTCAACTGCTTGAGCATACGGCTCACTACAGCACGCTGGTCAAAAATCTGTGGGAACTGTGCAGACAACTGCATGACCGACTGCATCTGCGCAACACGTTGTGTCTCAGAGAAGATGTGCGGGTCGCTGACAGGAACCACGTCGCTGTTACGTTTGAAGTCTTGGCGCTTGATAGGCAACTCGGCAACGATGTCGCCCTTACGTTGTTCGTCTAAGTGCCAACGGTTAATGCGTCCAAGGATGTGCAACACACGGCGCTGGGCATCATGCAAGCGTGAGTGAATAGACGAGAATACGACTGCGCCTTGCTCAATCAATGCCTGCGTTGTACCTACTGGCATACTGCTGTTAGCGTCTGCAATCTTCTCTTCGGCGGTAGTCACCACGCCTTTAGCTTGATTTGTCAGCCAGCCTAGCAACTCAAACAGCACAGGCGAAGGTGGGTTGAATGGCATAGGCATAGCAATCTTGCGAATGTCATCCACGCCAATGCCGCCCTCAATCTCGGTGACCTGCGTAATCTCTACTTGGTCTGACTGACCAGACACTTTTGCACCCTTGAGTTTTAACATAGTCAAGGAGTTATTAACGTGCGCAGTATCTAGCAAAGCTCGTAGCGAACCAGTAGCGGCGGCAGACAAGCCACCGATAAGGTGAGGTAATCCAATCGCATACGCGCCACGCCAAGGGATGAACTTGAACTCAACCAACCAATCTAGCTTCGTAAAGGTTTCGTCGCCCTCTTCCCAGTTGCGGTACAAGCCCAATACTTTGCGGTCAAGCGCGTCAATCATCAGAATGTAGGGCGCGGTCTCGCCGTTTGCCCGCTCATCGTCATCTAGTTCAAGCCAAGTGTAGATGTGGTATACGCGACGCAATCCGTCTTCACCGTCCTCAAACTGCTTGCCTTCAATCTTGGCGTTAGCTTTCTCTGACGCAGTCTGCTCTGGCTCTGTCGTTGTGCGAATAAAATTAATGTCGCGGTACAAGCCACGGTCAATACGTTGCTTGAACTCCCACTCGCTAATGTCCTGCTGTTCTGTTACACGCTGCGAGGTGTAGAAGTTAGCGGAGGCGAAGGGGAGCAAGATGTTATCAATGGCAACGAACTCAGCGCAGGGTCGGCGCTTCTTGTCGTCGAACCACAGCTTCATAAACTGCGAACCACCTAGTGGTAACTGAGTGAGCATTTGCTCTTGCTCGTCCCTAAACTCCTCAATCTGCTCGGTCAACTGCCAGTTCATGTAGTCGCGTTTGCGCTCGGCGGTCTCAGTCTTCTCGTCTGTTACCTCGCCAATAATCTTAGTCTTGGCTGGGCCATCTGGTGGGAACATCTCCTTAATAGCGCGGGAGGCAAAGTCTACGCAGGCTTCTGCCATCATTGGGTGAACGACCTTTGAGGCTCCGAGGAACTGAGCGCCACCCGGTGCATCGTCGCCCATGCCTGTACGGCGTAGACCTTCTTCGTATTGCTTGTCGCGCTTCTTGCGTGCTTGGCGGTCGTTGTCAATTAGGTCGATGTAGCGGGTAGCCAAATCTTCCAAATCCATAATGCTGACAACCTCTTCAGCTAAGTTAGCGTAGAAGTCCTCGTCCTCGGCTGGGCCTTTAAAGTCTGCAAGGCTCACCACGGCAGAACCGTCTGGCAACTCCTCAACATCAGGCTCCTCACCGGGCAGCATATCTACCTCAGCGCCACCCTCATCCGTCATGCGGATACCATCAATGAAGCGGTCTTCATCAGGGCCAATCGGATAATCTGTTGCCATGTCTAATCCTTATCGTGACAGCGCGGTCAATCCGCCAAGTCGTTTCTTGGGTTCTTCTTTAGGGGAAGGCATCTTGCGCATCTTCTTCATGCCCTTCTTAATCAATCCTGCTGGCGCAAGAATACCTGCCGTAATCTCGGCAAGTGGAAACTCGTTCTCGCCTATTGCGCCAGACGATTTCAGCGCGTCAAGGTATCGCTCACTGCCAAGCCAAGGTCTCTCAGAGGAAAGATTAGTGTCTAGCCCAGCGTCAACGCCCATTAATCCTAAATTGACTAAGTCAGGGATACCTCCAAGGTACTGAGCGCCTGTGCGTAAAGCAAAGTCTTTCGCTCCGCCTAAAGTTTTTAGTTGACTAGCTTCTTGCGCAACCTGCTCTTTTGCAAGTTTGTACAATTTGGGCGCGTTGCGCTTGATGTTTGACCAGTCCTTGTCAGTAAGCGCTGGCTCACGGCGTGCGTCTTCCGATGGCTCTGACAGGTCAACAGCTATACCACCACCATCAAAGTGTTGGGCATCTTTCCATTGAAGTGTCTTAAATGCGCTGCCGCCTTCGGCAAATATTTCTGGTAATTTAATTGCTGGGCGTTGAATTTGTTTATTAAAGTCGTATTCATCAGCAGGGAAATACTTTTCTGGTAATACTAAGTTATCAGTCATTTCTAATTCTTTTAAAAGCGCCTCAAGATACTCTTCTTGACTTCTACGAGGAAACGGCTCACGCAACTCGGAGCGAGGCAACAACTGAACAAGCCCAGCGGATTCTCCACGATTTGCCAATGCTCTATTTCGATGACGACCCTCATGCCCAGAAATATAAGGAATCAAAGGCAGTCCTTGTTCTTTCTTATTTATCTCAAGGAATGGGACATCGTCAAAACCTTTTAACCCTGATAAATATTTAATGTACTCATCTGTTGGGTAATTTGCCTTGCTAGGCTCAACACCACGCCGACGTGTTTCTAATTCAAGTATTGGATGCGCGAACTCTTCAAAGTCCGCTGGATTCATTGCCATCAAGGCTTTAGCGTTGTCGCCACCAAATGCTTGGGTCAGAGCTTTTTCTGTGTACAACCTTTCAAGGTTAGGTATCTTGTCAGCCGCACGCTGCACACGCTTGGCTCCATACTCGCCCTTGCTCTGGCGTATTGCCTGCTCTACGTTTGATACCTTGCTAGGTATGATGACTGATGGCGCTTTAATCACCTCGTCTTGAGGAGCCATCAGCACCTTACTAACTTTCTTTGCACCCTCTAACACGTTGCCAAACTTACCGCCCTTAGCCATAGCTATACCGCCTTCTGCTTTCTTCTTTTCCTTGGGCTTTTTTTCTTTTGCCAGCAAGTCAGGAGCCGCAACACCCATTGCCGCAGCGATTGCCGCGTTCTTACGGAACGGGTCAAACGCCGCAAAGCGTGAGCGCACGTTGTCTGGGTTCATGCTAATTGTGTGTTCGCCGCCAATGTTCAATTGGGGATTCATAAATTGTGGCGTGTGGCGTATTTCATCAACATCAAAGTGCTGCATAAAGTCGCCAGCGGCTACGCCTCCTGAAACCATGTCGCCGCTATATGGGTCATACAAAATAGCGTCGTTACCTTCTTTTTTAATTGTATTGAACAAATCACGCGCAGGAACTTTGCCTTCTTCGTCAGCATAATCCAACATAAATTCTCTTATTGGATTTGTCTCACCACCCATTTCATCGTACTCTTTTAAAGCCCTGTTAAATCTTGGAGTGCTAGGTGTATCCACATACATATCAGAGGCTTCGTCGTATCTCTCAAACGGGCCAACCATATGCGGATTAGACTCTGGCTTATCGAGGTGAATTGATTTGTCTGACCTAACCTTCAGCGGATATACAACGCCAATGTTGTCAGCGTTAACCGTGTTCCCCAGAATGATTTGCTGTTGGCGCGGAGTTAAAGCCTCATCCTTCATACGTCCGTGCGTTCTGCGCCAGTCTTTTTCTAACTGCTCCATGCCTCTATCAACTTTTCCAGCAACGTCTGCCCCGTAAATGCTTGCGTAGTTTTCGCTGGCATCTCTTGGAGAATCAGTTGAGTAGACGCCTCTGCCTGCGTGACTTTCGGTGGAGGCTCTGTTGGAGTCAAACTTTTTAATGTCGTGAACCGAACCGTGATAAGTGTCCTTGTCAAAGCCCATCGCCTTCGCTCGTTGCGCTGGCGTATTGTTCGCAGGCAAGCCCAAGCCACCCTTGGCTGGTGGCAATGCGGCACGTTCCTGAGCCAGCCTTAACGCCTCAGCTTGAGGAGCGTCATATTCTTTGCCTAACGCCCTCTTGGCATTAGCTATAGTCTTGTTGCCCTTCTCAGTCGGCAGGGTATGAGGCGCATACGCAGCCTCTTGTGCCGCCTTCCTAGCAGCCATCTCAGCAGCCACAGCCTTCTGTGCGTCTTCAGTCCCAGTTGGTAGCTTAGTCAGCACGTCCATTACCTTCTTTGCGCCCTTGACTAGCTTTCCACCGTCAGCCATAAACTCTAGTTTCTTGAAGGCTCCGCCTCCGTCAGCCATGCCAAGTCGGGCGTCAATAGCTGCCTGCAATCTAGCGTCAGCCGCCTCGATGTCAACCGCGCCACCCTTAGCCATACGCTTCTCGATAGCCGCAGCCAGTCGCTTGTCTGCCTCTTTGATGTCAATGGCTCCGCCCTTCTTGTACTCGCCCTCTTTAATCTTTAGGTCAGCAAGACGGCGTTGCTCCATAAGCCTGTTCAGCCATTCGTCATCAGCATATTGAATTGGGTGGGCGCGAGAGAAAGAGTAGTAGTCACCTGACTCTGGTTGACTCAGTAACCGACGGCGGTCGAAATGGGTTTGGAACACATCCTTATAATCTGCGGGTACATCTAGCTTGCCAGCAACCTTACCCGCCATTGCGACAGGGTAGTCAGATGGAATGTTTGGCTGCTCGATAATACGCCCTGTGGTATCCATACGCGCCAGTCTAAAACCAGTCTGATTGGTTGGGACATCAAGCAACTCAGGCTCAATAATTGCCTTACGAGTGGCAGGCACATCAGGAAAGCCCATTGCTTGGAAGTTCTCTTTGCCCATCGTTCCTAACAACTTGGTACGCGCAATGCCATTGCTTTTGTCGAGCAACATTGCTTGAGCATCAGGGCTAAGAATACCGGGCCAATCTGGAATAGCAGGGAACTGTTTACTCGCCTCACGCATAGCTCGGTCAAACTCTTGCGCTGACTTCTTAGTAATCTTGCTATACGGCAACTGCTGAAGCAGGGCGTTAGTTCCCATTATGTTGAAGTCGGTATTGGTTCCAGACCCAGCAGTGTAGATGCCATAGACAGGACGACCATCCGCGCCTGCACGTTCAGCTTGACGACCTAGCGCGGTAACTCGACCAAGTCCAGACTCCCATGCGGCTGACTCTTCTGGGTCAAGGTGATTGTAGTTGGCATCCATGTAGCGTGGGCCTGCGGTTAGCCTTACTGGCGTTTCAAGTTCGTTCTCGCCAACGTGGGTCAGGTATCGACCACCAGCGGCTCGGTCGCCAACCAATGGGAATAGTGCCGCCTCCTCTTTGACTAACTGCTCAGGCGTGATAATGCCGATGTCTGGAGGGTTGAACTTAGGGTCAGCCACCGTGGTGGCGTGCATACCTGTTACTGGCTTAGACAGCTTGATGCCACCGCCGACTGGGTGATACAGACCTAGCGCCTCGTTCGCCTTCTTGTTACGCGCAGGCAGGTTAGCCATCTGCTCTGCAACCTGCGCATTCTTGGCGGCGCGGGCAGCAGCCTCTTGCTCATGAGCGACGCGCCCTGCGGCTCGGATTGCGTTCAAGGCTCCCTCGTCATCGTTAGCAAGCAGCATCTTGCCAACCTTGCCGAGTCCGCCTAGTAGTTTCTTTGACATGATTTACACCGCATATGGGTTGACCCGCTCTTTGCGGGTATAAGCATAATCGTCATCGTCGTCATCATACCGAGGCTCTGGGTTGATGTCGAGGAAGCCCATATCCTTCATCAAGCGAATCGCTTGCGTCGCGCTGTCAACGTAGTCGTCGTTAGTCGAGTCAGGGAACGAGCATATCTGGGACAGGAAGCCCTCGCACCAGTCCTTCACATAGCCCTTGCGCACGCTGCTCTCAGGTAGCCAGACGCGCCCAGTAGCGAAGATAGATGCGGTGATTTGCAGCCGCTGCATCTTGTCAGCCTTGCCGGGGTTGTATCCCCTTACTGGCAAGTGCGCCGCCCGCAGTTCCTGAATGAGTGAGATGCCCGCCGCCTTGTCCTCGACCAGTATCAGGTCAGGGCGCTTCATGTCCTTGCCCTCGCCATACGAGACGCGCCACTCTTCCAACACCTTGGGCTTCAACAGCGGGAACGTCAGGTGTTCAGCCCAGCAGTCAATGAGCAAGACAGACATCGGGCCATCAAGAGGCTTGAATACTCCCCATGTCGTCATAGCCGTTGGGTCGTTGTACTCCTTGTCACTGAACGCGCAGTCATACGACTGGACAATGAACTCAAACTTAGGGAAGGGCTTATCGTGAGGGTACAGCTTGAACATATCACGGCTGACTACCTTGCCGTCCTCCAAGTCAACAATCTGACCTAGCACCTCCTGCTCATACAGCTTGCTGCCCTTGTACTGCTCTAGCTGCTTGCGGAAGGTGGAGGCTAGGTTCGCCTCGTTCTCGTAGGTACTAGCGCGGTCAATCACCACGTCGTCACCCTCGCGCCCTACTAGGTCGAGTATTAAGTCCTTTGGGCGCGGCGTCGTTGTCACAATGACACGCGGTTTATCACCGAGACGTAAGCCCATCATCATCATGTCCCACGCCTCACCGACACCGAGG